CGGCCTAACCGCCACACCCACGCTGCTTGGTACCGTGTCGGGCACTGGCCCCGTGTCTATTGCCGACAACGGTACGCAGATCTTTTTGGCTTGCAACCCTGACGGCTACATTTATAACGAAGTCACCAACGTATTCGCCCAGATCACCGATCCTGATTTTGCTGGCGCTGTGACGGTGGCGTACCTTGACGGCTACTTTGTCTTCAACCAACCCAACAGCCAAATTATTTGGGTGTCGCAATTGCTGGACGGCACTTCAGTCGATCCACTGGACTTTGCCAGCGCCGAAGGCTCGCCCGATGGCGTGGTGGGCATCATTGCCGACCACCGTGAGCTGTGGGTGTTCGGTACTGATTCGGTCGAAGTTTGGTACAACATAGGCGGCGCTGGCTTTCCATTGGAGCGTATCCAAGGCGCGTTTAACGAAATTGGTTGTGTGTCACCGTACACAATCGCCAAAATGGACAACGGCCTGTTTTGGCTGGGCACTGACGCCCGTGGCCAAGGCATTGTTTACCGCGCAAATGGTTACACCGGTGTGCGTATTTCCACCCACGCCATTGAGTACGCCATTGCCCAGTACAGCAACATTGCAGACGCCATCGCCTACACATACCAGCAAGAAGGCCATGCCTTTTATGTATTGACGTTCCCAAGCGGCAACGCCACATGGGTTTACGACGTGTCTACTCAAGCCTGGCATGAGCGAGCTGGCTGGGACAACGGCGAATTCACACGCCACCGCAGCAATTGCCAGTGCAACTTTGGCGGCAACATCATCGTTGGCGACTTCCAAAACGGCAACATCTACACGTTTGACTTGGATGTGTACGCTGACAACGGCGGCGTCCAAAAGTGGTTGCGGAGCTGGCGGGCGTTGCCAACCGGCCAAAACAACCTCAAACGCACGACCCACCACAGCTTGCAATTGGACTGCGAGGCAGGCGTTGGCTTAAATCTAGGCCAAGGCTCTGACCCCCAAGTTATGCTGCGCTGGTCGGATGACGGCGGTCACACTTGGTCAAACGAGCATTGGTCACCGCTTGGCAAGATCGGCGCGTATGGCCAGCGAACCTTTTGGCGCAGGCTGGGCATGACGCTTAAGTTGCGCGACCGTGTGTATGAACTCTCTGGCACTGACCCTAACAAAATAGCCATCATGGGGGCTGAATTGATTATTAGCCCGACCAATGCCTGACTATGGCCACCAGTCCAAACGCCACCCAAATCACGCCTCCACGGGTAGCGCTTATTGACGAGCGCACTGGGGCGGTGTCACGCGAGTGGTATCGGTGGTTTTACAGCCTGTACAACATTGTCGGTGGTGGTCTTGGAATAGTTCCAGTCGCCAGCGGCGGCACGGGCCTAAGTACTATCCCTACCAACGGCCAATTGTTGATTGGTAACGGTACAGGGTATACCCTAAACACATTGGGCGTCGGCGCTGGCCTTTCAGTGACCAACGGCATCGGCACAATCACGCTGGCCAACACTGGCGTTTTGTCGTTCTCAGGCGGCACAACGGGCCTGACGCCATCAGCGGTCACCACGGGCGCTATCACCCTTGCAGGCACCTTAGTCATTGCCAACGGCGGCACAAACGGTTCTGCGACGCCTACGGCTGGCGCAGTGGCCTACGGCACGGGTACGGCGTATGCGTTCACTGCCGCAGGCACGGCAGGGCAAGTGCTGACTAGCAATGGCGCTGGAGTGCCCACATGGACGACAAATGCTGGTGGAGATGTCACAGGGCCAGCGTCGTCAACTGACAATGCTATTGCGCGGTTTGATGGTGTTACTGGCAAGCTGATTCAAAATTCTGTTACCACCATTGATGACACTGGAAACGCTAGTGGCATCCTGTCTCAGCAATTCAGCAATGGCTCTGCCGTCACTCTTGCCGCAGGCAAGATGTGGTACGACGGCTCTACAGGCTCTTGGAATTTGGGCATGGGTGGTGGCAACATTACCCAGCAAGTTGGCGAAGAAATCTTTGTTTACGGCAAAGCGTCTGCCGCTATTACAGACTCACCCCTCCAAATTATTTACCATACCGGCGTTGTTGGTGCTAGTGGCGTTATTACGTTTGCCCCTACGATTATTGGCATTACAGATAGCAATGCGATTGTTGGTGTAGCTACTGAAAATTTGGCTCTTAACGCCTTTGGACGGGCTACTGTTTTTGGGACAGTGCGTGGAATTACAACTGACGGTAGTGCTTTTGGTGAGACTTGGGCTGACGATGATGTTATTTGGTACAACCCCGTAACAGGCAACCCTACTAAAGTTGAACCTGTAGCACCCTACATCAAAATACAAATTGGCACTGTAATTAACGCAGGGTCTGGTGGGTCTGGGTCTTTTCATGTTGAAATCATCCGTGGTTCAACACTTGGCGGCACAGACTCAAACGTGCAGTTTGGAACATTAGTCAATACTGACTTGATCCAGTACAGCACCTCATTAGGCTATTGGACAAACGTTACCCCTGCGTCGGTGATCAATGCCTCTGGCGGTGCGCCGGTCACAAAAACTGCTAACTTTACTGTAGCAGCCAGCGAAAACTGGCTGATCAACAACAAGTCTGGCTCGACCTGTACGGTGACTTTGCCCACTGCATCAAGCTGGACAGGTCGGGTTCTGCGGTTTCAGAACTACCAAGTTCAAACTGTGGTGTCGGCGTCGTCAAACGTGGTGCCCTTGGCCGGTGGGGCGGCGGGTACGTCCATCCTGTTGGCCAGCTCTGGCGACTCGGCCACACTGGTGTCAGACGGTTCGAACTGGCTGATGACACAATACATACCTAACAACATCCTTCTTTTGGAATAATTGATGATCCACCACCACTTCAGCGCAGGTGTATACGCCAAAGAAACCCGCATCCCAGCAGGGTACGTTTTGGTGCAACACGCCCACAAGCACGACCATCTGTCCATCTTGGCCAGCGGGTCAGTCGAGATGGTTGTGGATGGGGTCAAATCGGTTGTTGAAGCCCCTGCTTGCTTGGCTATTGCCGCAGGCAAGCATCACGGCATAAAATCGCTCACAGACGTGGTGTGGTATTGCGTACACGCCACCGACTGCACTGATGAAGATGAGATTGATGAAGTGCTGATTGAACCCAGTAATGTTGAAGAAATGCAAAAATTGGCGTCAAGCCTACAGGAGTAAATTATGCCTTGGTCATTCCTTATCCCCGCAGCGGTCAGCTTAATTAGCGGCAACAAACAAGCTAAAGCAGCGCAACGCGCGGCAGATACCTCCGCAGAGGCAACAAACCGTGCTACGGCACTTCAAGAGCGCATGTACAGCGAAAACGTAGCGCGGCAAAAACCTTTCTACGACGTTGGCGTTAATGCGTTGCCGGAGTTGGTTGCCGCGTCCAAATATACAAATTTTGGGATGGATCAATTTACGGCTGATCCAGGCTATGGCTTTCGATTAAAAGAAGGCCAAAAGGCATTGGAGCGCAGTGCTGCGGCGCGCGGCGGTTTGATCTCTGGCGGGGCTTTGAAAGCCGCGCAACAATACGGCCAAGAAATGGGCAGTCAAGAATATACCAACGCTTTCAATCGCTATCAGACTGAACGTGCGGCTCGTTTGAACCCGTTGCAGTCATTGGCAGGTTATGGCCAAACTACAGCCAACACGCTTGGCGCTGCCGGTCAAAACATGGCGACAAATGTTGGCAACGCATATATGGGGCAAGGTGTTAATGCTGGCAATGCTTTGCTGGCTGGCGCTCAAGCCCGCGCGTCATCGTATGGAACTGTTGCCGATTTAGCTGGTAGATATTTTGGTGGCGGCGGTGGCCGGATTCCACTATTTAATCCAAATGGAACTCCCACTTCTTAATTTAAGGTCACATCATGCCACTTAATTTTGGAATACTTCAACCCGTCGATATTGGTGCTCGGTTTATAGCTGGCCAAGAAGCAACGCAACGCAATCAATTGGCGCAACAACAAAGAGCGCAAGATCAAGAGCTAAATGCCTTGCGTATGCAACAAACGCGGGGCGCTATTAGTCAACAAGAGCGTGAAGTAAAAGCGCAAGCCGCTGCTCAAAAAACGGGTATGTTTCGGGAGCGATTGCTTCGTGCGCCTAACCCTAACGCCGTTCGTGAGCTGGTAAAGATGCAATACGCTGACCCTGATTTAGGGCCAATACTGTCGCAAGCTAGCACATTGGAACAAGCGCTGGCAGAAGTACCAGATGATCCTGAACAGTTTGAGCGCCACCGCCAGCAAGAGGCGATGGGCATGTCCGAATGGATGAAGTCG